ATCCATATAATTCTGATGTAGATGCCTGATATATACGAGTCTTCTTCTCCATACCAAGAAGGCGAACAGCTTCAAGAACTCTAAGAGTTCCTAAACCATCCACCTGTGCAGTATATTCTGGTGTCTCAATAGAAACTTTAACGTGACTCTGAGCACCTAGATTGTATATTTCATCTGGTTGAACCTTCTGAATAACACCAATTATATTGGTAGCATCAGTTAGATCACCATAATGTAATTTTAATTGTGGATAAATGTTATCTATCCTATGGGTATTAATTAAAGAACAACGACGAACAATTCCATGTACCTCATATCCCTTCTCTAATAGAAGTTCAGCAAGGTAGGAACCGTCCTGTCCTGTAATACCAGTTATTAAAGCAACTTTACTCATCTTTTACATAGCAAGGTACACCTTCTGGATCTAACCATTTTGTGTATTCAAAATCTTCAATAGCTTGCATTAACTGCATACCATTGTCACAGAGATACATGTCATTATATCTCTTAGTGTAATGATTTGCTTTTGGATACGAAAATCAGGTTTACCATTTTCTAATGTACCCAGTTCCACATAACGATATGGAAATCTTTCAAGTAAAACTGTCATTAGCGATACCCATCAAATTCAGAGTTTGTTGCATTAGGATTAGCAGTCTGTCTATGAACTAAGTCTTCTGATATAGCATCTATTAAAATATCATAATCATCTAGAGCATCTCCACTAAATGTAATTGCACCTTCTCTTTCATAGTATTTCCTAACTTTTTTAAACAACTTGGGATTCTTTACATCCAAGAAAAAATCCCCATTAGCTGCACCCCTCAGGGTATCTAAATCCTTCTTAAATTTTGAAGTGAGTTCCATTGCTCTATTATTTGACCCCTTTAGTATAGTAGAAAATGGATAGGAAGTCAAGAGGAGTGGACACTTTCCCAATCGGCTTGGAACAGTTCCAGTCCTTTGTCAGTAAGGATATGATTATACATCTTCTCAAAGACTGCTGGAGGCATAGTAACAATCTCAGCACCATGCTCAAACAATCTACCTACATCCCTTACATTTCTAATAGATGCTGCTAAGACTTCAGTGGTTACAAAATGTTCTTTAAAGACCTTAACAATATCCTTTACCAAACATATACCACCAAAAGAATTATCATCAACCCTTCCCACAAATGGTGACACATACTTAGCACCTGCCTTTGATGCTAGTATTGCTTGAGTCTGAGAGAATATAAGAGTTACATTAACCCTTACATTAAGATCTGATAAGTACTTACATGTTCTTAAACCATCAGGACTACAAGGAACTTTAACTGTACAACAATCTCCAAAGGTATCATGTAATCCTGCACCTTCTTTAATCATCTCATCAGCATCACCAACAACTTCCATGCTTATATCTTTAATACCTAAGTCCTTCAACTCTTGATATACTTCTATAGGATCTCTTCCACTCTTTTTAATTAAAGTAGGGTTGGTAGTGATACCATCTATGAGTCCAGTAGCAAAATGCTTCTCTATAATAGAAGTATCAGCAGTATCTAAAAATATTTTCATGTTTGTTCAGATTCTTCAAATTCAACACTAATTATATCACATTCATCCTCATCTTGCAATTCTATCCACTCCTCAAACTCCCTATAGAGGGCATCTTTCTCTCCAATTGTCACCGCATCCTCAAGTTTCTTCCTAGCCCACTGTGTAATATGAGCAACCACCTCATCAGTCTCCTCCAAAGTAGTTCTTTTTGAAGTATCTGGAAAGGATGTTGCTGTTGTAGTATGCTGGTGTTCCATCGCCCAAGGCTTCAGTGAGGACGTTGTTACTGAAGAGTTGTCTTGTCTCTTCGTAGTTTGTTTTGCCAGCTGTGTTATGTAAGCTGAGGATAGTTCTGCTAAAGTTTTGTCTACCCAATTGCTGAATTTCTTCCTTAAGTTCTGGACAAGACCCATAATACTTCTTCCAATCAGATTCCGATTTTACTTTTCTCTTCTTACCTTTGGGAGTTCTAAACTTCCAGAAATATTTCCTACCGATGTATTCTCTCCCATTTTGTAGATTGATAATACGGTAGACGTAACCGAAGAAATCATTAATATCGTCAGTAGTGAAAGGTTTACCCTCATATAACCAGGGGTTTTCGTAATTTCCTCCCTCAACCATCTCATAATTTTCATAATCGTATTAATATTTAGATAGCAACTTCCAAGTCTCTTTATAGTCCTCTACATTATATGCTTCACCCATCATGTTACTTGCAATTGCCATTGCTAATGAGTAATCATTTCCACCTTCATTCATCTTATCACCAAAGAAATGTAACTCATCATCCTTAGTAAAATCTCTTAGTATTTGACTCTTATCACTTCCCTTTGGTCCTATATCAATACCAGTTTGACCACCAAGTGTTATTGCCAAATCTGGAAATGCTTTCTTAAGTCTGTCTAATATATCTTCTCTCTCTAATCTTTCAGTATCCCACTTTACATATTCTTCTCTCTGCTTAAAATCTAAATCACCACCACGACCTAGAATACTAAAGTTAACATTACCTGGTCTTCTCTCAATATGTACTCCAGTACGAATAGGAAAACAACTATATGCTAACTCATCTTCTAAAAACCTCTCCACCTTCTTTGGCAGTTCCCATTTATCTCTATAAACATTTACATTCCTTTCATATGCATCACTACCTGAACAATTATATACTCGTTTAGCAGTGTAACATATATCCAATCCTAACTGTTCTAATGTCTTCGCTCTATCACTACCAGTAACCAGATAGACATCGTGGTTACGGCAGAATATTAGGAAAGGTGCCCAAAATTCATGAACAATCTCTTTCCTACTAGGTGTCAAAGTCCCATCAACATCAAAGATAAATTTTTTCATTCATAAACCCAATTTTAATTTAGATGGTTCTACAATTTCTACTTCTATTGGTTTAGTAAGTCTATCAGCAAGTTTATGATATGCTATAGCAGTTACTACTTGAGGAACAATGAAAGCAAACATTGCTACTATCCAAAAGAAATAATAATAATTTTCCTTGTTTTGTGTTCTCATTAGTTAATAATCAAACTCATCTAAAATATCTAATGCGTTATTTAATGCTTGTTGTGCTGCCCATCTTTCTTTACTATCCCAATGCGGATACCAAGTCTTATCATCAATACCCTTCTTTATATGAAGGAGACGGGATTTCATATCTACCTTTTTAAGTCTTCCGTTCATATAAGTTCTATACCTCGAATCAGGCCAAGGACAACTAGCATATTTTCTTGGGAATATCATAGCACTATTTAACTAAAAACTACAATTTAAAGCCACTAAATGTGTCCTTTTTAACATCTTGTTTGATTCCACCAACAACATATGATTCTACTTCTGTTTCTTGTGGTGCTACCTGTAAACCTTTAGAAGAAATCCAATGCTGAGTCCAAGGTAATGGATTATTTCTCATAGGAATATCATACTGTGGTTTAAGACCAATTGATTTTAATCTCTTATTAGCAATCCACTCAACATACTGCTGAAGTAACTTGTCATTTAATCCTATCATACTTCCATCTTTAAACAAATAGTCTGCCCATTTCTTTTCTTCATTTACACACCTATCAAACATTTTATATGTCCACTCTTCTTCCTCTTCCATAATCTTTTTCATTTCAGGATCATCACCTTCTCGCCAATTCTTTAGAATGGTTTGAGTGAGTACCAAGTGTTGGTTTTCATCACGAGCAATGAGGGAGATGATTTTGGCACTTCCTTCCATGAGTTTAAGCTCACCAAATGCAAAGGAGCAAGCAAAAGAGACGTAAAAGCGAATACCTTCAAGGATGTTAACATTAGCGACTGCCCTGTATAAATGTCTTTTGAGATCTTTAACTGTCCATTCTGAATTTGGATGATGTCTCATATCATCTTTCCAAGCACTACTTTGACCATACTCCTGTGCGTAGTTAATAAACTGATCATAGGACTCAGTAACACTCTTAGCACGTTCTAGAATACGATCATCTTTGATAATAGTATCAAATACATCAGAGGGATCTGGATAAACATTCTTAATAATATATGTGTAGGAGCGACTATGGATCATCTCCATGAATCCCCATACTTCCATACATGCTTCTAACTCAGGTAGAGAGCAGTAAGGTAAGAAAGCCATACCAGGAGCACGACCTTGTACACTATCGAGCATGATCTGGTATTTAAGATTGCTTGTATAGATGTGCTTTTGTTCTGGACGAAGCGTTTGATAGTCTCCACGATCTTTCTGTAAAGATACTTCTTCTGGTCTCCAAAAATATCCTAGTTGCTGTGTAGTTAACTTATCAAACACAGGATACTTAAAGTTATCATATCTCTGAACACCCAATGGTTTCCCAAAGAACATTGGTTGCTTCTTAGTGTTCACGTCTTCTGTATTGAAGACTGTCATACCTTTAATATCAGATGGCACAGGACTCACACTCCTCTTGATTAGATTCACTTAGTTCTTCAAGTAGATTATCTAGATTAGGTTTATCTTCATCTACTTCATCAGTCTTCATGTCATGAGTATTCTGATAATAAGATGTCTTCCAACCATACATATAAGTAGTTAGCAAATCTTCTGCCATCACTG